CGAAGGCAGTCAACGAGATGCATGAAACACCTGTTGATGATGTCTTCATTTTCGAATCATGGATTGTTGATGATGTCAAAGGTGTTCCGGAAGGATTCCAAGATGTTCCGCAAGGCAGTTGGTTCGGTTCGATGCGTGTGGAGAATGACGAAATCTGGAAGAAGATAAAGGAAGACGATGGCTATATGCTCAAAGGTTTTTCAGTTGAAGGCATCTTTCGAGAAGACAAGGAAATGACAATGGACCAGGAAGTTATTGACGCAGTCATTGATGCAATCCAAAAGTAAGTGGCACACATCAGACATTTGTCTATTTACACAAAAAGCACAAGAATGAACATTTCAGAATTGGTGGGCAAAAAATTGCCAGAGATCAAGAAGATTCTTTTCGGAACTGAAACAGAAGAAACAGTTGAAGCTGCATTCATCGATGGCAAATTAGTGGATGGCACCATTGTCCGTGTTGAGCCTGCTGTTGAAGTTGGCGCATCTGTCAGAGTAATTGATGAAGCAGCCAATGAAATTGATGCACCAGATGGTGATCACGAACTTGAAGATGGCACAATCATCAGAACCGAAGGTGCTATCATTGTTGAAGTGATTGAGCCAGAAGCACCTGCTGAAGAAGAAGAACCTGCTGAAGAAGAAGTTGTTGAAGAAATGGCAGCAGAAGAAGTTGATGTTGAAGTGAAGATGGCGGCAATTGCTGCTGACATCATTGCTGCTGAATCATTTGCATCTGCTGATGCAGTTGAAGCGATTAACACAAGATTCGATGAAATGGAAAAGGCTATCGGTCTAATTACAGACATCGTGGAAAAGATGGCAGCAAAGCCATCAGTTGAGCCAACCAAGAAGGTGAACAATCCATTTAGCAGATCTCAGAGCCAAGAAGAATTGGTTGAGAAAATGAGAAAAGCATTGAAGAAGTAAACAAGAAATTAAAACCATAAAAAACAAAAATCATGGCATTTGATGTAACGGCATTAAGCCCATTCGTAAACGAGCAGCAATTCCCATTGCTGACCAAGGCATTGGCAGGTGGAAGAACTGCTGAATTGATGAGAAAACAAGTTGGCGTTAAGGGACCAACAACTGTGAATTTGATGGATGTTGATGTGAACATGGCACAAGCAGGTGCAACTTGTTCATTTGCTGCTGATGGTGATGTGACATTCACACAGCAGACAATTGACGCGAAGCACGTTAAGATCAACATGGAGTTCTGTCCAAAGAAATTGGAGAACTATTACCTGTCGACTCAATTGGCACCTGGAGCAATCCAAGATTCAATGCCATTTGAAGAAGTATTCAGCAACTATCTTGTTGAGAAAATCCAAGATGAAATTGAAAAAATCATCTGGCAAGGTGATGGGGCAGGAACTTCTGGAACAAACCTTGACATGTTCGATGGTATTCTTCAGAATGCTGCATCATTCACAGACTGCAACACAGCAGCTTACAATGGATCAACACTATCTTCACCGTTGACCGTTGCTGATATGGTTGAAGCAGTTCAGCGTGTTTATGCGTTGTCACCATCAGCTGCTGTTGCACAGCAGGATTTCAAAATTTTCTGCGGTTTGGACAAATATCGCCTAATGGCCGCAGGTCTTTTGGATGGTAGTGGATTGACTTCAACAGGTGGACAACTTGCAAACTATGGTTCAAACTTCGATCCATTCAGATTGGTTTATCCTGGAACAAACATTGAAGTTATCGGTGTGAATGGACTGACCGGATTGAACGGAGTTTATGGTGCTTCATTGAACAACCTTGTTCTTGGTCTTGATCTTGACACAGATACATCTGATGCAGGCTTGGAAGTGTGGTACAGTAAGGATAACAGAACCATTCGTGTGGCTTGCGAATTTATCATGGGTACTGCTGTTGCATTCCCTGACCAAGTTGGTAAAGTAGCAGTTTAATCTGCATTGAATTGATATAAAGGTGGTGGCAGAAATGCCATCACCATCACTTAAACACAATTAGCAAATGAGCTGCCCATTAACCCAGAACCTACTTCTGCCTTGCCGCGACAGTGTCGGTGGAATCAGAAAGCTGTACATTGCAAGTTTGGCTGATTACGAATCATTAGGCGAAACAGTCAGCGGTGGCGAGATTACTGCCTTTGCAACTGCATCAGCAGTCTTCTGGCAGTATGAACAACTGAAGGAAACATCAGCAGTTACGGAAACAATCACGGCATCCATCCAGAATGGTACTGTGTACTATGCACCAGAAGTGACAATTGTCATTCCTAAGTTAGCCGCATCTACACGTGATGAAATAAAGCTGTTGGCGCAGAATCGTGTTGTGATCATGTACACTACTAACGATGAAACACCAAACACATTTGTAGTTGGAAGAGCCAATGGCCTTGAAATTTCAGCCGGAACAGCAGCAACAGGAACAGCATTTGGTGACCTGCAAGGATACACATTGACATTCTCTGGCATGGAGCCTGCAATGGCATTGCAACTTGCACCATCCGTTGGAACTGTTGATGCAATGATTGCGAGCGTAAGCAACTAATAACTTTTCTTTTCTCTCTCTCTCTGTGTTAGGAAGGTGTGGCGTAACTGCTGCACCTTTCTTCGTTTTGGCACAATCTGAACCATTTGCTATTTAAAGAAAAGCACACAAACATGGCAAGCACAGTAGTTCCAAGCACAGGCACGGTTACCATTTCAGAAGGTCTGACGTTAGGTGGCGTTGATCGTGGCGGTTCACACACACGAACGATTCAAAACATTGCAGAAGCTGACAGGCGTGTGATGACAATTGATTCCGCAAATGAAATTGACATCATCGAATTGAACAGCAACAACGGACAAGGGAAGTTCGTTCGTTCATCAATTCGCTACATTCGAATAACCAACTTGGACAACACCAACTTCCTGCGTGTAAGATTCAAGAAAAGTGGAGCAGAAACAGCAGATGTGAAAGTTGATGCAGGTGCCACATTCATGCTATCATCTGGCAGCATGGATGCAGACACAAGTGCTGGAGCGTTCAGCGCATTTGTTGACATTGACGTGATAAGTGCACAGGCGGACACGGCAGATGTTGACATTGAATATGTAGTGTTTGCAGTTTGATAAACATCGCACGAAATACGGCTAATGAAGTGGCTGTGACATTAACCGAATACGGCACAGCAACATACTATCTGTTTGAACTGAAATCAGACACAACGGAAGGTGTGCAATATTGCGTGGCACAGGACACATCTGCATTTCCAAATCGCTTCAACAAGTTCGAAATCACAGAAGTTGGTCCTGGAACACCAACACCAACAGCAGGTGAAGTGAAGTTAGGCAATGATGGACAATGGCGTTATTACATCTATGCCAACAGTTCATCATCAAATCTTGATCCAACGGGTCTGACATTGTTAGAACAAGGAATCGTGAAGGTCATTGGCACACCTGCAACATCTGAAGTATATACAGGTGGCAACCAAACTTACACAGTTTATGGCGAATAGTCTAAGCATATTGAAATTTGAAGCAAACGTGGTTCCGCAATTCAAGGAACAGCGTGGCAAGGATTGGATTCTGTATGGTTCGGAAGGAGAATACAAGAATCGTTATCCTGACTTTCTGTTGGAATTATACAGGAACAGCGCAAAGCATCATGCCATCATAAACAGTAAACGTGATTACATCTGTGGCCGCGGATGGTCTATTGACACAGATGGAATGACAACTGTGATGAAGGCCAAGATGGAGCAGTTTGTCAAGTATCCGAATCCATACGAATCATTGGATGACATCTTGGTCAAAGTGGCGCATGACCTGGAATTGTATGGCGGCTATGCATTGGAAGTGATCTATGACAGTATTGGTGAAAAGATAGCGGCCATCTATCACGCAGACTTTGCAAAATATCGCGTTTCAGAAGATGGCACGAAGTACTACTATTCTGAAGATTGGAAGAAGAGCAATCCAGAAGTTGAAGAAATAGAAGCATTCAATTGGCGTGAGCCAGGTGGCAAGCAGTTGTTGTATGTCAAATCATACCAACCTAATTGCAAATACTATCCATTGCCATCATACCTTGGTGCCATCAACTACATTGACCTTGATAGAAAAGTAAGTGACTATTTCAACAAGGGAATTTCCAATGGATTTATGGCCGGGACCTTGATTAACTTCAATTCTGGCATCCCGACCGAAACCGAGCAAGCGGAAATTGAACGGATGGTGAAGGCTAAGTTCACCGGAACGGACAACGCCAACAGCATTCTTCTAAATTTTGCAGATTCAAAGGAGCGTTCAGCGGACATTCAACAGCTGAATAGTAATGACTTTGATAAGCGTTTTGACTTATTGAACAAGACGATTCAGCAGGAATTGTATGCAGGACATCAAATAAGTGATCCTGCATTATTCGGCATCAAAGAAGAAGGAATCTTCAGCAGCAGAAACCAATTGGTTGACAGCTTTGAACTGTTCCAGAACACCTATGTGAACGCACGGCAACAGTTCATTGAAAGGACATTCAATGATTTAGCAGCATTGCAAGGATTGGAAGGAAGACTGACCATATCCGACACGGAACCAATCAGCGTTCAATTTTCAGAAAGTACCATCATCAGCGTTATGACTGAAGATGAAATTCGTGAAGCTGTTGGATTGTCTGCTGTTGAAAAGGAAAAAGGAACAGAAAGTGTTGACAGCAAAACCAAGGATGCACAAGCTGCATTGAAGGGATCTGTTGGTGGCGTTAGCGGAATCATCACACTTCTTCAGAATGTGAAGGAAGGTGTTGTTGATGCCAATTCTGCCATTGCAATCTTGGTTGAATTGTACGGATTCGAACCTGCGAAGGCAGCAGCAACAATCAATGGCGAACCATTGCCAGAATTGTCTGCATTCAATTCACAGCGTACCTGTTGCAAATCATCCGACAGCAAGGAAGATGATGAACGTGTTCTGGAATATCTAAAAAGAACAGGAAGTTTTGACTACAAAGTTGTGGCTGACAGAAGATTCCAATTCGATTCATTCGAAACAGCACACATCCGTGAAGCTGAATGCTTGAAATATTGGTTCGCCGAAATAGGACCAATTGAATCCGCGGTCCTGGACATCTTGGTGAAGGAACCATCAACACCATTTCTTGCGATTGCAAGAAGTTTGCAGATCAGCATTGACCGAATGATGGCAGCAATTCAAGCATTGAATGAAGCCAATGCAATTTCCATTCTGATCAAGGAAATAGAAGGCAGCACACAACGTATTGTCGAAGTGACCAAGGAAGGCAAGCGAATCATCGAAGAAATTGAACCGATTGAAGAAGAATTTGGCATCGGTTATGTTTATGACCTGCGGCCAGAATTAAAGCAGAAAGGTGAATCATTGACCATTCCAACATCACGTGATTTCTGCATTGACCTGCTGCGTGAAAGCAGACCATCAGATTGGCGAAGTGATGAAGTGCAGGAAATTGGTCCGAACTACACCGGCAAAGTGTGGACCTTGGAAGAAATCCAAGCGTTGGGAATGCAGCAAGGACGAAATGTATGGAATCGTGGCGGTGGATGGTGGGGCAAATCAATACATTGCAGACACGAATGGCGGCAAGTTCTAATCACTAAGCAAGCGAACTGATGGCAACACCTGTTTTATTCATATCAGAAAGCTATCTGAAGGACAGCACATTGCTGCACGAGAATATTGACTTCAAATATTTGCGGCCGATCATCATCATGTGCCAGGACATCTATGTGCAGCCCAAGTTAGGCAGTACATTGTATGGCGAGATAAAGACGCAGATCATCAACAGCACATTGACTGTTGCAAATCAGACCTTGTTGGATGACTACATTCAGCCATGTCTGCGTTATTGGATTGAATCTGAGGCACCAACTGCCATTAGCTACAAATTTCTGAACAAGGGATTGATGCAGCAGTCATCAGAGAATGCATCCGTGTCATCCTTGGATGAAATTAACTTCATATCACGAAAGTATCGCGACAAGGCAGAATGGTACACGGAAAGGTTGGTGCGATTCCTGTGTGAAAATGCATCAGATTATCCTGCTTATCAATCACCAGATTCTGGTCTGGACGTTATTCTTCCAGAGAAGGATGTCTACAGCACAGGCATATTCCTGGGCAACAGGTACAAGGTCAGAAGTTTGCAGGACAAATACAGAGATGGTTACATAGACTACTGATGGCGAAAGGAATTAATAATAAGAACTTAGAAAAACTGAAGAAGTTTGTATACTCTGAACAACATATTCGAAATGATCGAAGCACAGGCCAACAGCCATCTGCAAATAAAGCAGTACGGCCAAGGTGATGTGTGGGAATTACAGCCAGAAGAATTGGATTATGTTGTTCTATGGGCAATTGAACAAGGTGCATCTGTAACTGAAAGGACATTGACCTATGACATCAGACTGATTTGCATGGACCGAGTTCTGCCTGGAGAAGAAAATGAACACGAAGTGATGAGTGATACAATCTTAATATTGATGGATTTCGTGGCCTACTTCAGACAACTGCACACCGAGCAGTTGAGCATTCAGACATCGGTTCAGTTTGAACCATTCACGGAAAGATTTACAGACAAAGTTAGCGGACATAGTTGTGTGCTGTCGATAACACAGCCATTTGCTTATGATCGCTGTCAGATACCAACAAGCTAAAAATTAAAAAATGACCGAATCACAGAAATTAATTGGAACACGCGGCTGCAAATTGCTGACCGGCACAGGCGCATTCACATCGCTGAAAGGCTATTCAATTATAGCACAGGAAGACACAGTAATCACAACATTTGAAGTTAGTGGCGTTGATGCGCTCGCAGACTTTGGATTGACAGGAGCAACTGTAAAGGCAGGCGCATACATTGTGGTGCCTGCGAGTGATGCCATTACAGCAATTACAATGTCAAGCGGAAGTGTGGTAATCTATAACCAATGATAGGAGTTACCCACATATCTGTTGCCGCATATCGCGGAGGTGGTGGGGCAGCCCCTGTCAATCTTGAC